AAATGATGGCGCAGACAGATTTGACCAAGCAATGGCTGGGTTAAAGACTGGTTTAGATGTTGTAATGAATTCATTGGCTAAGGTAGCTGAGTTATTGATTGGAATGTTTGAAAATCCAAAACAAGCTTTAACTGATTTTGCTAATTTAATTCAAGAAAATATAACGAATCGTTTTGAAGGATTAATTGAGTTAGTACCAGCATTAGGAGAAGCGATTGGATTATTATTTGAGGGGAAGTTTTCTGAGGCTGGTCAGGTAGCAGCAGATGCAGTAGGAAAAGTTACATTAGGGGTAGAAGGTATTACTGAGAAAGTAGGTAATGCAATTAATGAAGTCAGCAAAGTAGCAGCAGAAGCGACAAAAGCAGCTAAAGAATCTGCAAGGATAGAAGCTATTTTACAAGGGGTAGAGGATGCAGAAAGAGGATTACGAATAGAAAGAAGCAAACAAGCTAAACAAACGGCAGCAGCTCGTTTAATGATGGAGGATGAGAACGCTACTTTTGATGAGAGGATTAAAGCACTCCAAGAAGTCGCAGCATCTGAAGAAACATTAGCAGCAAAAGAATTAGTTATAGCTAAACAAAAAGCCAATGCAATAAAAGAAAGAAACAAGTTAACTTCTGCAAGCGATGAGGCATTAGCACAAGAGGCTGAAGCTATCGCAAGAGTTAATGAGTTAGAGGCTGAGTCAATAATGCGTAGGCGAAAAGTAGTTAAGTCAATTGAGTCTTTAAACAAAGAAAAAGTCGCATCTGAATTAGCTGCTCAGAAAGAAATAGATGACGCAAAGAAGGCTGAGATTGATAGAGCGAATAAAGAATTTGAGGATAGCAATAAAGCGACAGAAGACTATTATAAAAAGCAACAAACACTACTCTACGAAAACAATCTTACTCAGGACCAAATACGCAAACAGCAACAACAATTAGAACTACAAGAGCTTGAACAAAAACTTCAAACGGCTAAGGACTACGGACAATCTACAACAGCTTTAGAGGCAGAGATTGCTAAGAAAAAATATGATATTAATAAAGAGAATGCCGATGCTACACAAAAACTTGAAAATGAAACAAGATCTAACAGGGAGAAAGCTTTAGAATCTTATTCTAATTCGTTAAAAACTTTTGCAAGTGTATTAGGAGAAAGTACAGCAGAAGGAAAAGCCTTAGCAGTAGCAGCCGCAACAATTGACACTTACTTAGGAGCAGTTAAAGCATACAATACACAGTTAACGCCTGGCGACCCTACCTCACCATTTAGAGGAGCTTTGGCAGCAGCAGCAGTAGTGGCAGCAGGTATAGCGAATGTCAATAAGATTTTAGCAGTTCAAGTACCAGGCGGAGGCGGTGGAGGTTCTGCGAGTATGTCAGCTCCACCAATGACAAGACCAGCAAGTTCATTCACGAGAATTGACAACACGAATCCGATTGATGTAAACAATACTGGTGCAACAAAAGTATATGTGACTGAAACCGATATTACGAATACACAAAATAAAGTAGATGCCATCAAGGCTAAGGCAGTAATAGGTTAAAACTTATATAAAAAAAACTATCTAAATATATGGCTAAACTTCCTTTATACGAGCTACTCATTAACGAAGACGAAGAGACTGGAGTAGACTTTATTGCTTTAGTAGATTCCCCTGCTATTGAATATGATTGGGTAGCTTTTGAAAGTCAATTTGAGACATACAGCGACTATCCGAAAGCAGCGAGTGAGAACGCAAAAAGAGCGATTGAATTAAAAGAAAAATACAACTTAGACTGCGGCACTCAAGTAGGATGGGTAAGAGCTTCTCAATTAGCAAACGGAGAGAACCTTAGTAGAGAAACGATTGCGAGAATGTCAGGTTTTGAAAGGCACAGAGAGAACTCTAAAGGCGACCCAAAAGAGGACTGCGGAGCTTTAATGTGGCTTGCTTGGGGAGGCGATGAAGGGATAGAATGGGCAAGTAGAAAACTAAAACAGATTGACGAATTCGTAGTAGAACCTAAGGCTGGAGAAGACAAGAACGAGTTTATTAGTAGATGCATTTCTATTGAGGTAGGTAACGGAATAGAGCAAGAACAAGCTGCTGCTATTTGTTACACTAAGTGGGAAAAGAAAAGCTTTAGTTTTAAAACTACTGACAAACAAATAATAAGTGGACCAGCAATGATTCCTAACCAATCTATTTACAGAAGGAGTAAAGATGGTGAAGAATACAATGTTATTTTCTCTAAAGAAACGATTCAAAAAATAGTTGAGAGATATTTCAAGAATCAGTATGTAACTAACTTCAATCTTCAGCATAAGAAAAATATGTTAGCGGATGGAGTTTACTTGATTGAGTCTTTTATTATTGATTCAAGTAGAGGTATTAAGACTCCTGAAGGATTTGAAGATTTACCTGATGGTACTTGGTTTATTAGCTGTAAGGTAGATAATGAAGAGATTTGGAACGATTACATTAAATCAGGGAAGTTCAAAGGATTTTCAGTAGAAGGACTTTTCACAGATAGAAGAGTAGAGATGGTTAGCAACGTTCAAGAAGCTATCGACTTAATAGATAAATTACAATTAAATAAAACAAATATATATACAAATAATATGAGCGATGTAAAAGTGCTTTTAAGCAAATTGAAGGAGATATTCACAGAAGAAGCTCCTATGTCTTTTGAGGAGGCAAAATTAGCCGATGGATTGACCATTATTAAGTGGGAAGGACCATTGGCTGAAGGAACAAGTGTTATGGTAGTAAGTGAGTCAGGAGAAGTTCCTGCACCCGATGGAGAACACGAACTACAAGACGGTAGAAAAATTACAGTTGAAAACGGAAAAGTAATTTCCTTAGAAGTTCCTGAAGTTATGCCAACAGAAGAAGAGCCTTCAGTAGAAGTTGAAATTGAGGCAGAACAAAAAATGGCTGAAGATTACCTTCCAATGATTGAGGCAATGGGTGCTAAAATTATGAAAATGGAAGAGATGTTGGCAGCACTTGAGGCTAAAATAGCTGAAAAGATGGGCGCAACTGAAGAGAAAATGAATACTCAAAAAGATGCTTTCTCTAAATTAGTTGAAATCGTAGAAAAGTTAGCAGATGCCCCTTCTGAAGTAGTTGAGGCTAAACCTTTCAATGTAAATTTTCAAGCTGAGAAAGACAACCAGTATAATAAACTAAACGAAATTTTAAAATTTTTAAATAAATAAAAAAATGGCATTTAATGTAACATCTTTAGCCGCTTATACAAAGGCTAACGAAAGAGAGTTATTGACTAAGTCTTTATTCTCTGCAAAATCAATCAGCTTGGCAACTAAGATGCCTGGCGTAAAATCAGCAAGTCAAGTAAACGTAATGGACACTGACGCTGTATTTCAATCAGGTACATCTTGCGGTTTCTTAGCTTCAGGAACTACAACTTTTACTAACAGAAGTTTGACCGTTGCTCCTATCAGAGTTCACGAGTCTTTGTGTCCTAAAACTTTGGAGACTACTTACCTTCAGTTAGTATTGCCTTCAGGTTCTAATCCTAAGAGCATTCCATTTGAGCAACAATTCACAGACTTAAAAGCTGGTTTAATTGCACAAAATTTGGAAAGAGCTTTCTGGCAAGGTGACACTGGAAGCGGTGACAATGCTTTAGCTCGTTTTGATGGTTTAATTAAAATCATTACTGCTGTTTCAGGTAGTGCAATCGCTGCTAACTCTTCAGCATTTATGGCAGGTGCGCCTTACTCTGCAACAGGCGGAATTACTGTATCAAATGTAATCGCAATCATTCAAGGTGTATTCAGAGCTATTCCTGCTGCATTGGTAGATAAAACTGATACAATGGTATTTGTAGGTATTGACACTTTCAGAACTTACCAATTAGCTTTAACTAACGCAAATCTTTTCCATTACAACACAGACGCTTCAAGCAGTAACTTTGAAATCACTATTCCAGGTACTAACATTAAAGTAGTTGGTGTAAATGGTTTGAACGGAACTAACAGAATATACGCTATGAGAACTTCAAATATGTTCTTTGGTTGTGACGTGTTAGGAGAGGAAAGCAAGTTCGAGTTATTCTACGCTCAAGAGGCTATGGAAGTTCGCTACATTGCTGAATTCAAAGCAGGTGTACAAATCGCATTCCCAGCTGAAATCGTTTATTTCTTAGGAGCTTAAATAATAATCAAAGAAGGGGATTCGGTTTGAATGTTCAAGCCTTATCCCCTTTTTTATAAACAATAAAAGGAGAAAAAATTATGCCGTGTGCAGTAACAGCAGGATATACACTCGATTGCAAGGATGCAGTCGGTGGATTAAAAAATATCTATTTCGCAAATGGTTTACCTTCAGCAGCTACTATAACAAGTACAACTGCTTCAGGTATTTCTAACGTGAGTGGAGTAAGTTTTTACAAGTACGAATTAATGCCACAAGCAGCAGATTCGTTTACTGAAGAGATTACATCTACACCAGCAAATGGAACAGTATTTTACACTCAAACAGTAGTAACAAATTTCGCTAAGATGAGTCAAACTTCACGCAATAAGTGGTTGACTTTAGCTCAAGCTCGTTTGTTAACTATCATTGAGAAAAAGGATGGTACATTTTGGTTACTTGGTGAAGTTAACGGATTAGAAGTAAGTGCTGGTTCACATACAAGTGGAGCTGCAATGGGAGATTTCAACGGAGTTCAGTTAACTTTAACTGGTATGGAGGCAGCACCAGCGCAAATCTTAACGAGCGCATCTGCGTTTACCAAAATATAGGCTTCAAGATAGGGTTGTTTCATAGTTAGATTAGGTAGCTCACAAGGCTACCTTTTCTATTTTATAACTTTTTCAATTTTTAATATATACATATATGGTCAATTTAACCTATGGCGAGAACGAATTGTTGTTAACTGGTACAGAAAACATAACTGACCCAAACATAACTACATTGAACCAAGCTTGGTTTGGTATTTATTCGCAAGTAACTAAGCAAACTAAATGGGTTAAGGTAGTTAATCAATCATTATATTTGCCGAGATGCGATAATTTTGAAATGACAATTGTTAACAGCCAAGCAGCAGAAGACTTGTTAGAAGGAATTGTTTATTTAAAAGAAAAAGGATTTTACGAGTATTCTCTATACACAAATACTGGTGGAGAAAGTCCAAGCGAAAACGATACTTTACTTGAAAGAGGCAAGTGTCTTTTAGAGTTCAGCGATGCAACAATAACAACTTATGACCCAAACATTGAAGTAATAGTTTATGACAGACAATAAAAGTAAATTCGTTTTTTATAACGAACCCGTTTCAACTTATACGGTACCAGTTTTTGAGAAAGACAAAAACAAAGACTGGGTTAATTACGGAGAGGATAACTGTTACCCTCAGTATTTAGTAGGCCTGTTTAATAGGAGTGCTAAACACAATGCAATTTTAACAGCCAAACAAAAGTACACTTACGGCAGAGGCTTAAAGATTAAAGAGAATTTAATAACTGACCAAGCTATTAAAGCTCAGTCTTTTTTAGTGCGTCCTAACAACTTTGAAACACTCAGCGACATATTTAACAAGGTAGTTTTAGATAAAAGATTATACGGTGGCTATGCGCTTCAAATAGTTTGGAGTAAGTTAAGCGGTAAGGTGGCGCAATGCTATCACATGGACTTTGCAAAGGTTCGCTCTAACGTAGATAATACTTCTTTTTACTATTCAGATAATTGGGAAGATTACAGGCCAAAGGTTACTGAGTTTGACGCATTCAACCCTGAGAAAAGAGAGGGAGTTCAAATACTTTATTATAGAGAGTATAGGCCTAATTTAGCTACTTATCCATTACCTGACTATATAGGAGCTATTCCATACATAGAAAGCGATGTAGAAGTGGCGAATTTTCATAGAGCTAACCTGCAAAATAATTTTTTCTTTGGTGGTATTTTAAACTTTAACAACGGCATCCCGACCGATGAAGAGCAAAGAGCCTTAGTAAGAAGGATAAACAACAAACACGGCAGCACAGATAACGCTGGTAGATGGATAATTAATTTCTCAGATGGTTCAGATAAGGCACCGAATGTAATTAGTCTTCAACCATCGGAATTAGACAAACAATTTGACATCTTAAACGATACTATCCAGCAAGAGATTTTTGTAGCTCACAGAGTTACTTCGCCTATTTTTATGGGAATCCGTGTAGAGGGTCAGTTAGGCGGTAGAAACGAAATGATTGACGCTTTTAAATTGTTTGAACAAAACGAAATCAAGCCCGACCAGAACCATTTTGAGGAATTGTTTAATTATATAATAGGTTTAAACGGAATCAATCAGCCTTATGAAGTACAACCTTTAGAGCCTTTCAGTCCTGAGTTCACTGAACAAACTTTGATTCAAATTGCGACAAAAGACGAATTAAGAGAGATGGCAGGTTTACCTAAATTAGAGCAACCAACGCCAGTAACTCCGCAGTCTTTTTCAGAAGATAGCGAAATAGAAGTTTTCGCAGAGTATGGAGTAGATGCAGACGAATATTTTGAAATTGAAAGCAGAAAATTAGAGATTTTTGAAGACTACTACTCTTTTGAGTCACACTTAGAGTTTAGTGAGCAAGATTTAACAGAGATGGCTTTTGCTATTGAGTCACTAACTGAAGAGGAGAGAAGATTAGTTAGCCAAGTAAAAAGAGACCCTTTAATTTCTAAAAAAGATTTAGCAGTTAATTTAGAAGTAAGCGAAGGCAAATTAGATGAGCTAATTAAGTCTTTGAAAGATAAGAAAGTTTTAACCTTAACAGAGGGAGCTTGGAACGTTATTAATATACTGCCGACTCAATCAGCGATAGGAAAGATAGCAGACGAACTTAGAAAGTACGAAGTTCGCTACAAATATCAAGGGCCAAAGGATAGCAAAAATAGAGCTTTCTGCAAGGCTTTATTAAACTTGAATAAACTCTATACAAGAGACGAAATCAGCAAGATTTCACAGAGAGTAGGACGCAATGTTTGGACCAAACGAGGCGGCTGGTATACAAAGCCAGGTACAGACATACACTTACCATATTGCAGACATCAATGGGCATCAATTTTAGTTAAGAAAAAATAATGGCAACAATACTATTCATATCAGAAGAGACCCTTAAACAAGAGTCTATAATTTCGGAGAATGTAGACCCAAAATTATTAGTGCCAACAATAAAAGAGGCACAAAATATTTATCTACTACCGATTCTTGGAACTGCGTTATACAATCAGTTAGTTACTCAAGTTTCAAGTAATTCAGTTAGTGCTGCGAATGTAACTCTACTGGATACTTATATCACTCCGACATTAGTTAAGTACTGCGTGTATGAGTCTATTTTACCTTTGAGTTTTAAATTTCAAAACAAAAATATAGCTACAAAGAATTCTGAATTCTCTAATCAAGCGAATATGGAAGACTTGAGGTACTTACTTGACTACACAAAGAACAGAGCTGAATGGTACGCAGAAAGATTGACTAATTTTCTACTCGCAAATACAAGTACTTATCCGTTATATTTGACTCAACCAAATGCTAACATAGATACTATTTATCCAAACGATAATAACTACCAAAACGGAATGTACTTAGGTCCTGATATTGATTGGGATTTAGTTCCTCCGAGTATTAAATATCAAGGGAATTTTAGACGAAGAACATAACTTAAAAACTATGAGAAAAAAAGGAAGCAAAAACAAATCAAATTTAGAAAAACTAAGAATCTATTTAAATGCAAACCAGCCTAAACAAAGTAGTCAACTTACTACAAGAGATAGCAACAAGTAATCAATTCTTAAATGGTAACTTTACTTTCTGCGATGTCGCTGATTTGGGTGCGAGTTCGCCATTATCTTACCCTCTTTTGTGGGGCGATGTAAGACCATCTAATTTTAGCACTAAGGTATTTAGCCTTAACTTACAATTGACTGCAATAGACATAGTTTTAAAGGACTTGAGTAATGAAAGAGATGTGTTGAGTGACACGCTGCAAATAATCTCGGACGTAATTGCTAAAATTAAGCAGTCTACTTACTATGGTAGCTATTTTGAGATGCAAGAGAACATAACCTGCACTCCGATTAAGGATAGCTATGGAGACGAAGTGGCTGGATGGGTTTGTAATTTTACTTTAAACATAGCTAACCCTTACGATTCTTGTGTTATTCCAACAAATTAAAATTTTAAAAGAAAAAAATATATAATATTATGATATTAGAGCAAAGAATGTTAGGCGGTAATGGGTGTAAATTCATCGATGCAGCCTCAACTGGGAATACTTTTTACGTTATAGTTGTAAATGCTGATTGCGTTTTGACAACTTTGTCAACTGTGAACGGGCAAAACCTTTTAACTCAATACGGATTGAGCGGTAAAACCTTAAAACAAGGAATGCTTATTCCTGCTTTTAACGGAGATCCAATTGCAAACATAACTCCAAGTTCAGGTTCTGTTATTGGTTACGGCTTTAACATTATTGGTTAATGATTAGCTTAGGTTTAGGAACGTTGGTTGGCGGTAATGGTAGCAGCTTTGGCGGTTTTTCTGCCGAGTATCAGGCTATTTTAACTGCTGGTAGTGGATTCACAAGACCAAGTTCAGCCGAACAAACAATTCAAAATAAATTAATTGAGGATTTAAAGACTGCTGGTATTTGGGCTAAGTTAGATGCGTTCTATATGTTCGCAAATAATATTAGTACTGATAGTACTGGAGCTTTTGCGAGAATAAATTGGAAAACTCCAACAGCTAACTATGGAACTGCACAAGGTTCAGGACTCCCTCCTATTAGTGCAAAAAACGGATTTACTGGAAATGGTACTGCTGGAATAAATTTAAACTATCCTCATTTTTCAGGTACAAATTTTGCTAATCCAAATGGTTCAATAGGAGTTTACTATGGTACCGTTCAAGCAAGTACAGCTGCTATATCTACTGGAGCTGGTGGTAGTAGGATTAGAAGCGGAAGTTCAAGTTCAGTAACTTCATCTGTAATAACATTAACAGCTACTGCAAATTCATTCGTACATATTAACAGAACATCGGCAGCAATAACAGCTTATTTGAATGGTTCATCTACTGGAACGAGTGCATCATTACAGCCTTGGGCTACAACAGATACAAGTAACTTCTTTATTTTTTGGAATGGTACAAGTTACGGCAGTTCACAAATTAGAGTAGCTTTTATTGGTGGAAATTTAGCAGCAGAATCAGCAACATTCAATACTTTAATTCAAAATTATATAACATCTGTTAACGCATTATAATGAATACTAAAATAATAGAATTAAATATAGTTAGCTGGACTTTCGCAATAGTAGGAACTTTGGCACATTGGCTACCAGTGGTGCAATTTTTATCGTTTACTTTATCAGTTATCATTTCACTTTGGCAATTAACCCAAATGCTCAAGAAATGGTTAAAAAAATAAAGCAAAATATTAACTTATTAGATAACCCAGTTACAACTATATGCGGATTGATTTGTTTTTTTTATTCGCTTATTTTAATTGGACTTCCTTTAGTATATGAGACCTTTGCCGAGATTGATATTCGTTATTCTGTTGGTATTGGAATCATTGGCTTGTGCTTACTTATTATTCCTGACGATGTCAAAGGAGCTTTAAGAAAATTGATAAATAAAAAAAGTGGATGATTCTACTATTACTATATGTTTGGTTAGATGCAATTAGAGATTCAATAGCTCACCACGATGCCTACTACAAGTTAGGTAAGTTCTTTTCAAGGCATCAATCCGAAATGGTTAAGCCAATTTTTTTTAAGTACTTCCCGATGTTTTGGGATGCTTGGCACTTGGCAAAATTCATGCAATATAACATAGTAGCTTTTTTGTTAGTTAAGACCTTAGCTTTTCCAGTAGTTACTACGATTATGAGCTTGTTATTTATTACCCTATATATATGAAACCAAACCCTATAATTTTTGAATACTTAAAAAACTATCCAAACACAGCTAACCTAACCTTAGCTAAAAAAATATACAAAGAACATCCTGAAAAATTTAAGGATGTTGAACAAGTCCGTGACAGGGTAAGATATTACAGAGGGAACAAAGGTATAAAAGACAAAAAATCTGCAAAACCTTATATTGATTTTTTAGAAAAGTTAAAGAACGAACTACCAAAAGGAGAATCAGAAAAGACTGAACCTTACTACTTACCTAAGGACCGCAAGAAGGTATTAATCATATCAGATATTCACCTTCCATATCACGATGATAAGGCTTTATTTGCTGCCTTAGAATACGGATTGAAAGAGAAGGTAGATACTATCTACATAAACGGAGACCTTTTGGATTTCGCCCTAATATCGAAACACGAGACAAGTACAACTAAGCATTCTGTTAAGTACGAATTAGACTGCGCTAAGGTATTTCTAAAAGGACTTAGAGAAATGTTCCCCAAAGCCTTGATAATTTACAAATACGGAAATCACGATTTGCGATTTGATAAATGGATTCGCCTCAAAGCTCCTGAGTTGTTGGATATAGAGAACATTATGTTGAGCGAACTACTTGGTTTGCGTGAATTAGAGATAGTTCAATTGGATTCGCTTCAATGGTGCTATATGTGGGACATTGCAGTTTTACACGGACACGAGTTACCTATGAAAAGCGGAGGTATTAACCCAGCAAGAGCAGCTCGTTTATCGGTCAATCGTCCTTTAATTATCGGTCACTTTCATAGACAGAGTAAAGATGCTGGAATGATACTCGGAAGACCTCACTATTACACTTATTCAAATGGCTGTTTGTGCGATTTAACTCCAGCCTATATGCCCATCAATAATTGGGTTCACGGCTTTTGTATAGTAGAAAACGGGATAGTTACACAAAAGGAGGTAATCAATGGAACAATCTACTAACCAAACAGAGAATTTAGAGGAGTATTTAATAGAGGCTGGAGAAACGAGAGGCGAGATTATCTCAATTTGTAACTACGCACTTGCGACTTGTGACTATTACGACTACTCAATGATAAGTAGAGAAGATAAGGAACGAATAGATAACATAAGGCGAATGGCTTTGATATTGGTGGAAGGCTTTTTATCAGAAATTTACTACGAGAACTATGAAGATTAGCGAACATATTAGCTACGATGAGGCGGTACTATCTCCGACAGCTATCAGAAACGGTATAGACAATACACCAAACGAGCAACAGCTACACAATATGAAAGAGTTAGCTGATAATATCTTTGAACCGCTCAGAAAGATGTACGGCAAACCCATTAAAATTAATTCATTCTTTCGCTCTGCTAAATTAAATAAATTAGTAGGTGGGTCAGCAACAAGTCAACACGCAAAAGGTCAAGCAATAGACATAACTGGAGGCAATAAAGTAGAAAATAAAAAGCTATTTGAGTTAGCTAAGACTTTGGAATTTGACCAACTTATAAACGAGTACGATTTTAGCTGGGTTCACATATCTTATTCAACTAAAAACCGCAAACAAATTTTAGTAATAAAATGAACGAGCAAAAAAAAGAAGATATAATTATATTAATTTTGTGTATTATTTGGGTAAGTTACTTACTCAGCACATTACTATGAAAAGCCTACTCAAATACAAAGCCACACCTGAGCAAATTAAAGCAATTGCCGAACACGAAATTCAAAGAAAAAAAATAGTAGCAGAAGTTGAAAAGGAATGGAACGATAAACAAAAAACTGGTAACTATCTTAAAAATGGAAAAAGGAAGTAGCTTATTATTTATTGTCCTATTTGCGCTAATTCTTTTCATAGGGATAAGATGTCCCCACGAAGAGAAAGAAAGCAGCACAGCGATTCTAAATGCTCAAAAAGAGATACTGCGAATTGATACTATTATTAAGCGTTATGATTCTATTATATATAAAACAAAAATCAAAACAAATGAAAAGATTAGGATTATTTATTTGCTGCCTGATAGCGTTCTCATTGACAGCATCAAGTCAAAACTCAACCAATTTGACAGCATCGGAACTCCGAAAAATATTAGTTATAATGGAGCAATCTAACTCAACGCACTTAATCAGCGAAACCCAGCAAAGAATAATTGAAAGCCTTGAAAAGAAGGTTCAGCATATTAACTTTATTGCCGAAACCTACCATCTTGACAACAAAAAGCTAATAAGAACTAACCAAGAACTACGAATCAAAGTGGACCGCCACAAAAAACTATCTCTAATTGCCACTACTACGGCAATAATTTTGGGATTAATCCTAATTTTTTAAAAAATAATTGTATTGATTTTCAGCAACTTAGCAATGAGTAAGGAATTATTTTGTCTATTTTGTTTGCAGGTGCTTGCATTTGTTTACAATGGTTGTATATTTGTATTACAATAAACGCAAATAACTACTTATATGAAAACCGAAATCAAAACAATTGAAGACATTTTTAACTCTGATTTATTTATTGAATTAATGGGCAATGACGAAAAAGAAATTAAAGAAAGTGGATGGAATTACAATGAGTTAATCCAATTCGGAAATGAGCTTGCAAAATTAATTGAAAAAAAATAACCAACTGAGGGGTGCGACTCACCAACGCACAATTAAACTTTAAATATTATGAAACTACTTCCAATTGCCTTATCTATTTTAGCTGTTTACTTAACGGCTTACATTCCTTACAAATACTTTACTACTATTTTGTTTGGATCTTTATTAACTATTTCACTAACTATTTACAATATCTATGATACAAGAAAAAAAGAAGCTACAAAGCTTTAGATTATCGGAGGAGCTGATACGCAGAATATCAATCCACCAAGACAAAGTAAACCAATCTCGCACAGCCTACGAAGGTTTATACACCAAAGACCAGTTAGTAAGCGATGCACTAAACCAATTTTTAAAAACCAATTAATATGACACTTGAACAATTCGCAGAAGATACCATAATGGAATGGTACTCAATGGGGGAGAAAGACTTTCCTAAATGTTTAGAAATTGCAGAAGATTTAGGACTTTGGAATTTCGCAGCCGAGTTAAAGCTATTAGAGATGCAGAACCAGCAAGAGCAAAAAGGCAGAGATAATGAACTAAGATTTTTAATTTACAATGCAGCAAACCCTTTTAGAAATGAATCAGATACTAATTAATCGTTATTTCCGACTTTCAAAGTTGAGACAATTGGCAATGGATGATAAGAACATCCAAAAAAAGAAACAAGCTGACCTATTAATGCAGCAAGTAACAGAAAGAATAAACTACTTAACCCATTTTAGTTATGACCGAACTTAAATCTAAGTACCCTGAAAAGCTTGAAATGCGATACAGATACCAAGCAGCCTCCAATGATTTAGTTTTAGCTTGGAAAACATACAACGCAATTCGTAAAAAACTCAATTCAAAGAAAGCCACAGATGATGACTATATCGCACTCGGTCAGGCTCATCAAGACTGGCAGCAAAAGAATGACTTATTAGACAGTATTCAATCAGAAATTAACAAATTCACTAATTTAAAATTTTATGCAAACAGAAACTAATTTAACCCATTGGAATAATTATACACATTGGAAAAAGTAATTGGAAAAATTATTATATTTGAATATGAAAAAAATATGTGCTAAATGCAAAATTGAAAAAGACTATTCAGAATATAGTAAATTATCAAGAGCTTCTGATGGTTTAAATTATAGATGTAAAGTTTGTTGTTCAGAATATTATTCAACAATTTATAACAGAATTAAAGATAAAAAAATATTATATCAAAAAGAAAGATACTTATTAAAACGAGATGATATTTTAATTAAACAAAAAATAAGATATAATTCTGAAGAAAAGAAAAAATATAATAGACAGTATAATTTACTTAACAAGGATAAAATTAATTTTAAAAAAAATGTGTATGAAAAGAATAGATATGCGAATGATTTAAATTATAAACTAATTAAAAATATGAGAAAAATTGTACATAGATTAGTTAATAATAAAAAGGATTCAACATTTAACATATTAGGTTATAATCAAAATACATTATTAAATTATTTAGGTAAATATCCTAATTCTAATGAGCATTTAGATCATAAAATACCAGTATCTTGGTTCATAGTTGATGCACCAATTAATATTGTTTCACATTATAAAAATTTACAAATACTTAGTAAAGAAGAAAATTTTAAAAAATCAAATAATTATTCAGATATAGTTGACTATGATTATTATTTGTTATCAATCACTTTTATAAAACCACAATTTAAAACAAAAATTAAACACAATGGCAACTAATGAATTAACGCACTGGAGACGATTAACAAATCCGAACTATATCGGAGCTGAAATCCTGCAACCTAACCAAGAACTCAAGCTCACTATTGAGAAAGTCCAAAAAGAACAAGTAAAAACTGCTGAAGGTACTCAGGAATGTATCGTTTGTTACTTCAAAGGAGGGCAAAAAGGAATGATCATCAACAAGACCAACGCTAAAATCATTACTAAGGTATTAGATACTCCTTTTATTGAGCATTGGGTAGGAAAGTCAATCATTATTTACAGCGCAAAAGTAAGAGCATTCGGTGAGACTGTTGACGCTTTACGAGTTAAAAATCAAAAGGCTTAATTATGTTTGACGAGAGAAGATTTGGATTAATTACTGGGTCAAGGTGTTCAGTATTATTCCCTAAACGGTCAGCCGAGAAAGGTCAAGAAACCTACGCAAAAGAATTAGCTAATCAAATGTACTTTAAATACTACGATGAAAAAGGCAACTGGCAAACTGAACACGGTCACCTCGCAGAAAGTACAGCTTTTGAGTACTACCAGCAACACTTTTGCAGAGAAGCCGAATACAAACCCGACTTTCAAAAGTTTGACAATTACGGAGGTTCAGCTGATTGCATCGCACCTGATTGGGGGATTGATTTTAAATGCCCTACTTCAATGGAAAAATGGTTAGACTATTTTTATTACGGAGTAGACGAACAACAGTACCACCAATGTCAAATGTATATGTGGCTATACGATAAACCTGAATGGCATATTTGCGCCTACTTACTTGAAACCTCACGAATGGCTGATAACGGTTTAGTTTATCCAGTTGATTATGATAAGCGAATGATTCGTAATGTAGTAACAAGAGAGGAAGGCTGGAACGAACAACTATTGGAACGAGGCGAGAAAGTAATATTAATGAGAAACTTATTTTTTGAAAAACTAAAAACACACTTTAAATAAAATGACATCAATCCAATTTTTATTAGAGGCTTTAACTATAAGCCAACAAGCTACGCCTGAGATAGTAGCTGGAGCTGAACGACTCAGACAACTTGAACTTGAGTTAGCTAAACAGCAAGGTATTCAAGAAGGAATTAAAATTATGAAATCTTTAATCAATCCTAACAATGAGCAATAATAAACAAAGTATGAAAATATACACAGAAGAACAATTAAGAGAAGCAATTAAACTTATTTATTCATTACCTAATAAAACTTATTCAGAACAGATTGCTAATGTATTAAGTAAACTAACCCCCATCGAACTACCAAGTGATGAGGAGGTTGGAGAATTCATAAACACATTCCCTTACACTAAACACCTTGACGATGGTCAATATAATGATGGGGTAATTTATGGTGCTACAATTGGAATAGATTGGATGAGAGATAAAATACAAGGAGGTAACAATGAATAATAATAGTTTAGATTGGTTATTCCAAAAGTTATGGGACACTTCAAAAGATAAATTAAATTGGTATGCTATTTTAAAAGAAGCCAAAGAAATGCACAAGGAGGAGGTAGATGATGCTTATGGAGAAGGTTATGCAGATGGTATACATAAGAATGATGTTATGTATCAAGATTCAATAGATTATTATAATAAAACATTTAACAAATGAACTATAACGAACTAAAAAGCCTGATCATTGACTGGGCTAACGAACGAGAGTTAATCAAAAGAGAGAACTCTACTAATCAATACCTTAAATTCTTAGAAGAAG